CATTATGAATAAATGTAGTCAAGCAAAATATAGAATTGGTACAACTGGTACTCTGGACAACGCCCAAGTCCACCACCTTGTATTACAAGGCTTGTTCGGTAAAATCCATAGGGTTACAACAACCAAAGCTCTGCAAGACAGTAATACGCTTGCTAAACTCGATATAAATATCATTGTTCTTAAATATGATGAAGAAATTCGTAAGTCTTTAGGAAAAGCAAATTATCAAGATGAAATTGACTTTATTGTTCGAAATGAAAAACGTAATAATTTTATTCGAAATTTAGCTTTAGATACTGATGGAAATACTCTTGTGTTATTCAACTATGTCGATAAACACGGTAAGCCTCTTTTTGATATGATTAATAATAAGGCTGAAGAAGGTAGAAAGATTTTTTATGTATCTGGTGAAGTTGCAACATCTGATCGAGAAGCTATAAGAGAAATTACAGAGAGTCAGAAAAATGCTATCATTGTCGCTAGTCTTGGTACTTTCAGCACTGGTATCAATATACGGAATTTGCATAATATTATATTTGCAAGTCCCTCAAAATCACAAATCAAAGTATTACAATCGATTGGGCGAGGATTACGGAAATCGGAGAATGGACAGGCTACTAAACTTTTTGACTTAGCGGATGATTTGCATACTAAAGGAAGAAAGAACTATGCTCTCCTTCATAGCGAAGAAAGAGTAAAAATATATAATAAAGAAGAGTTTAATTATAAAATAATTGAGGTACCAATTGGATCTTAGACAATTTAAATTATCAGGCGGCGAAGAAGTCATGTGTGAAGTTGTAGAATTTCACGAAGAAGAAGACGCTATTGTAGTTCGTAAAGCTCTTAAACTATATGCTATCGAAAGCATGAATCCAAGCGGGGTTAGATTTTTTGCCTTTCGCCCTTATATGATGTATCAATTAGAACCTGAAGCTTTTCAAATAATTCAATGTTCACATATTATGGCTGAAGCTGCTCCATCTAAAGATCTTATTAATGAGTATTTTATTTCATTAGAAGGGCTTACAAGTGACAATAACGAAGATGACGTTAAAAAGACGGCAGAGAAAAAAGCTAGACAATACATGTCAGATCAAGAAGGATTAGATTCTTCAGAATTAGGAAATATCATATCGTTTCCGGGACCTTCAGATAAGATACACTGACAGGTATACTGTCCTCCCTCAGTGCTTACTCTTTAATTATACACCAGTTTATATGGTTTGTACACAGTTAATTTAGCTAAAATTAATTATTTTTTTAGTGTACATCCGTGCCCAAATGTGATAGAATATATTATATTGAGGATATATTATGAAACCTAAAGATAGACCACATTACGTAAATAATGCGCAATTTTCACAAGCGGTTGTAGACTACGTTACAATTGTACGTGAAGCTAAGCAAAACGAAGAAGCTCTCCCTATAGTTCCAAACTATATTGCTCAGTGTTTTCTTAAGATTGCTGAAGGACTTTCTCATAAATCAAACTTTATTCGGTATACGTATCGTGAAGAAATGGTTATGGACGCAGTTGAAAATTGTTTAAAAGCCATCGAAAATTATAATCTAGAAGCAGCCACACGATCTGGTAAACCTAATGCGTTTGCATACTTTACACAGATTTCTTGGTATGCGTTTTTACGTCGTATTGCTAAAGAAAAGAAACAGCAAGATATTAAATTTAAATACATGTCACAAACAGGTGTTGAATCTTTCTTATTGGACGAAACTGATAATGCAGTATCAGCTCACTTCATTGACACGTTAAGAGGCCGTATCGAAAAAGTAAAAGAATATGATACTGAAGTAAAAGCTTTTGTTAAAAAAGAAAAGAAACGCCGGCGTCCAATGCAAAAAGTAGATTCTGATTTGACAAAGTTTTTTAAATGAAAGTAGCAATTTTAAATGACACTCATTGTGGTATCCGCAATAGCTCTGACGTATTTCTCGATAATGCAGAGAAATTTTATAATGATGTATTTTTTCCTTATCTTTTGGAACATGATATTCGCCATATTATCCATCTTGGCGATTACTTTGATAACAGGAAATTTATTAACTTCCGCGCTCTTAACCGGAACCGCCATGTATTCCTTGAACGGATTCGGAAAGAAAAAATAACAATGGATATCATTTGTGGTAACCATGACACTTACTACAAAAACACTAATGATCTAAATTCATTAAAAGAGTTACTTGGGCATTACATGAATGAGGTCCATATTATTCATGAACCAACCGTAATGGAATATGGATCTCTTAAGATTGGAATGATACCGTGGATTTGTCCTGAAAACAACGACCGCACAATGGAGTTTATACAAAATGCCAAGTGCGACTGGGTCGGCGGTCACTTTGAATTTGCTGGTTTTAATGTTATGCGTGGTGTTGTTGCTCCGCACGGATTAGATCATAGAACACTATCTCGGTTTGAAAAAGTTTTATCAGGACATTACCATACTAAATCGCAGCGTGACAATGTAACATATCTTGGCACTCAATTAGAATTCTTTTGGTCTGATGCCGATGATCCCAAACACTTTCATGTTGTTGATACAGAAACACGTGAGATAGAAGCTATACAAAATCCTCACACTTTATTTCATAAAATTGTGTACAATGACGACAAAATAGATTATAATAAGTACAACGTAACTGATTTAGATAATAAGTTCGTAAAAATTGTTGTCGTTAATAAAAAAGACCTGTTTACATTTGATCGATTTGTTGATAGAATACAAAACAGGAAGATTCATGATCTAAAAATTGCTGAAAACTTTGACGAGTTTATTGGTGATAATGTTGAAGATGAATCTGTTTCAATTGAAGAGACGACTGAATTATTGGATTCGTATATCGAAGCTGTTGATACAGACTTAGATAAACCTAGGCTAAAGGTTTCTATGCGTAATCTTATGACTGAAGCACAGGCTATCGAAACAGTATGATTTTATTTAAAAGTTTAAGGTTTAAAAACTTCTTGTCTACAGGTAATAATTGGACAGAAGTCAATTTAAACCAATCTAAGTCTACATTGATTGTAGGTCAAAATGGTGCTGGCAAGTCAACCATGCTAGACGCTATTGCGTTTGGTTTATTTGGTAAGCCACATCGTAATATCAACAAACCACAATTAGTAAATTCAATTAACAATAAAAACTGTTCGGTTGAAGTTACCTTTGATGTAGGTAAAGCTTCGTATAAAATTATACGTGGCATTAAACCAAACGTATTTGAGATTTGGAAGAATGGTGATATGATTAATCAATCATCTCATTCCAAAGAGTACCAGAAGATTCTCGAGCAAAACATCTTGAAGCTAAATCATAAAAGCTTTCATCAGATCGTTGTCTTGGGGTCGTCCTCCTTTGTTCCTTTCATGCAACTCCCTGCACAACACCGGCGGGATGTGATCGAGGATCTTCTGGACATTAATGTTTTTTCTAAAATGAATCAGCTTTTAAAAGAAAAAACTGCTACACTTAAAGATAGTCTAAAAGATATTTCCTTTAAATTAGACGTCGAAAATAATAAAATTACAACTCAGAAAAAATACATTTCTGATATTAAAGCATTGAATAATGTAGAGAAGGAAAAGAAAGATTCTAGAGTTAATGAGCTAACTAAAGAAGCTAAGGAATTACAAGATGAAAACATTGGCCTATCGGCGGAAGTTGAAGAAAGGCAAGCCCCGCTCGAAGAAGAACTTAATAAAGTCCACGATAAAAGGCAAGCGATCGTACAGTACCAAGCTCAATTCCGCCAGCAAATGTCCCAGGTCGTTAAAGATTCTAAGTTCTACGAAGAAAATGAGAATTGCCCAACGTGCAGCCAAGATATTAGTGATGAACTCAGATCATCGAAGCTGGATAACTCCAAAGCTAAAGCAAAAGAACTTAAAGAAGCAATGGACCATGCCTCTGAAAAGTATGCTGATCTGGAAACAAATATTACGAGGGTCACTAATGAACTCACTGGAGTGCGATCGAAGCAGTCAGTTATTCATTCTAACAATAAAACAATCGCCAGGATCCAAAATGAGATTCGAACTCTGGAGACAGAACTAGATCAAACTGGTGATATTGAATCTGCTAAAGATGAACTATCAGTAATGGAAAATACTGTTAGTGATTTAAATTATAAGAAATTTGAACTAAACGAAGAATACTCTTACAACAATGTTATGTCAGAGATGCTAAAGGATACAGGCATTAAAACAAAAATCATTAAGCAATACATGCCAGTGATCAATAAGCTAGTTAATCAATATCTGCAAATCTTAGATTTTTACGTTCATTTTGATTTAGATGAAAGCTTTCAAGAAACAATAAGATCACGCCACAGAGATGCATTCTCATATGACTCATTTTCTGAAGGTGAAAAGCAGCGTATCGATTTGGCGCTTCTCTTTACTTGGAGAATGATTGCTAAAATGAAAAACTCTATTTCAACAAACCTACTTCTACTAGATGAAACGTTTGATTCCAGTCTAGATCACGATGGCGTTGAAAACCTCATGAAAATCTTACATTCACTTGATGAGAATTCAAATACGTTCATCATTTCTCACAAGGGAGATATTCTGGATGGAAAGTTTCAGCATAAACTAGAATTTATAAAAGAAAAAAACTTTAGTAAAATAGCGGCTTAAAATGAAAAACTGTACTTTTCCATGGACTGGCATGACTATTGATCCGCAGGGTTATTTAACGTTATGCTGTATGATTGAAAGCAAAAAAGGTATTTTTAATATTCACATAAGCGACGTAGATAGTTTATATGATTTTTTTTATGGTGAAGAATATGAAAAAATACAAAAATCGTTTGACCTTTTTGGATGGAACAAAATAAAGGATTGTGTTGCTTGTCAGAATGACAAAAAGCAAAACATTTTTACTGGCTATGACGATTCTCAGAGATTTGATCCAGATCTAAAAACTTTACAATATTTAGAACTTACGACAAGCAATACTTGCAATCAACAATGCGTAACCTGTGGAAGTAAGTTTAGTAGCCAGTGGAGAAAAATAGAACATTACTTCGATCGTCCAGCAGAAAAATCATATAGTTTATCGGCTAACGATTTAGAAAAGGTATTAGAAATATTACCTGATTTGCAAACATTAACATTGAAAGGTGGAGAACCTTTTGCTGACATGCGTAACGTTCAAATATTAGAATCTTTATTTGAAATAAATCCTTTTTGCCGAGTTGTAATTGTAACTAATGGCGTACTAATACCTCAGAAGTTTTTAGATATTATAAAAAAATATCATTATAATTTTGAATTAATATTCAGCATTGATGCTGTAGGAAAAAAATATGATTGGATTAGAGGTACTCCGTTTGATAAAACAGTAAAAAACTTAGAGCTAGTTTTTAATTTAGGAATACAAGTTTTAAGTATTGTTCCAACAATTTCTAGTTATAATATTCGCAGTCTTAACGAAATAACAGAATGGCATAACTCTCTAAATATAGAATGTAACCTAGTCTGGAATAATATTGTATATGATCCACGGTGGTGCTCTCCAATATTCACCATGACTCAAAAAGAAATCGATAGCGTAGAATATTTGCCTATGGAGATAATTTCTCAGTATGATCATTTTTGCAAAGAAGAGTTAGAAAGGAACACAAAAATTATGAATAAAATTCGTGGATTTGAATTTAATAGTTTACAATGACGTTAACATGTGGTATAATATATACATAATCAACTGGAGTATATAATGGAACTGAAAGACTCAACACTTTCTGTATTGAAGAATTACGCATCGATTAATCCCAATATCGTGATTCAAGAAGGTAACACAATTAAAACTATGACCGAGGCACGCAATGTTTTGTCTTCGGCTACGCTCGATGAAAGTTTCCCACAAGAATTTGGCATCTATGATCTCAATGAGTTTCTAGGTGTTATCAATCTCGTTGGTGAACCTCGTTTAGCATTTGAGCAAGATTATGTGGTTATTACAGATAGCAGTAATCGCTCTCGAATTAAATATTTCTTTTCTGATCCTGAGATGCTAACGTCTCCTAGTAAGGATGTTAAAATGCCATCTGCTGATGTGACATTTAATTTGGATCAAGATACACTAAATCGAATTAAACGAGCGGCCTCGACTCTTGGCCACTCTGAGCTTTCCATTACTGGAAAAGACGGAGTGTTAAGTCTATCAGTTGTTGATAGTCAAAACGCAACGTCAAATGCATTCTCCATTGATGTGAGTGGAGAATTTGTAGGAGATAATTTTAACTTCATCTTTAATATTGCAAATCTGAAAATGATTCCGGGTGATTATGAAGTTGGTATCTCATCAAAACTTATTTCACATTTTGTTAACAAAGAAGTAGGCATTCAATATTGGATCGCCCTTGAAAAGACATCAGAATACGGAGTATAAAATGTCAAAAAATAAAAAAGAAGAGCAAGCAGCGGATCCGCATGCTCCCATTTATGAAACAAGTAATCGTGCTTCGCGCAGTATGATTGCGGTGATTGACACTATGTGTCAACGAGGTGCCTTTAAAGGAGAAGAGCTTTCTACTATTGGACAACTTCGTGACCAATGTGTTCAAGTTATTCAATTGGCAGAAAACTATCAGCAGGAGCAAGCTACCGCTGAATAACTATGTACTTTCCTATTGAACTATGTTATTATATTATATTATGAAGGAAAGAATATGTCAAACGAATTTCTATGGGTCGAAAAATATCGGCCTAAAGCTATATCTGAAACGATACTGCCTCCTAGACTTAAAGACACGTTTCAGAGCATGGTTGATACCGGTGAAATGCCTAACATGCTTTTCACCGGTACAGCCGGTCTAGGTAAAACGACTGTTGCTAAAGCATTATGCAATGAACTGGGCTTAGATTATATCATAATCAATGGTTCGGAAGAAGGCAACATTGATACACTTCGTACTAAGATCAAGCAATTTGCATCTACTGTTTCATTACAGGGTGGATATAAAGTTGTTATCTTAGACGAAGCAGATTATCTTAATCCACAATCTACTCAACCTGCACTTCGCGGATTTATTGAAGAGTTTAGCAATAATTGCCGGTTCATTCTTACTTGTAATTTTAAAAATCGTATTATCGAACCACTTCACTCTCGCTGTGGTGTATACGAATTTAATACTTCAAAGAAAGAAATGGCCGAGCTAGCAGCACAATTTTTCAAGCGTTTCGTATATATACTTAATCAAGAAGGCGTATCATTCGAGAAAAATGCTGCGGCTAATCTCGTTATGAAGTACGCTCCAGACTGGAGGAGAGTATTAAATGAAGGGCAAAGAAGTGGATTTGGTGGTAGCGGGATTAATGGTAACGATAATAGCAATGGCCTTGCTTCCATTAGTGATCTCTCCAAACACCTAAAAGAAAAAGACTTCAAGAAGATGAGGCATTGGGTCGCAAATAACATGGACGTCGATGCCTCATCTATCTTTCGTGGATTATATGATAATATGACAGAAGTAGTTGCTAGTAGATCAATACCGCAACTCGTACTTATATTAGCAGACTATCAATACAAGCACGCTTTCGTGGCAGATCACGAATTAAATGTTGTGGCTTGTATGACAGAGATAATGGCAAATGTAGAGTTTAATTAATGCTAATACTATACACACAACCAAGATGCCACTATTGTGAGATCATGAAGCGCATGCTCAGTAAGATGGATGGCACCGAAGACTTTCAAGCAGTCGACATTACCAAAGATCCAGAGGCAAAAGCCTTCCTGAAAAGGAAAGGTCATAAGACTGTTCCTATGCTTTATTGGAGAGTGCCTGGTCATGACATATGGATCAATAAAGATATTGATACAAAAAAGCTGACAGGTGAAAATTTAGGTCAGAGAATAAAAGAAGCTATAGCACAAACTAAAAAAGATAATTGTCTTGTTTTTGATGTTGATGGAACTATTACTCCTAGTAGAGAAAAGATCGATCCTGATTATGCAGAAGTAATACGGCAACTTTCTAGTAGTGTCGATATTTACTTTCTTACTGGATCAGACTTTGCCAAGACTAAAGAGCAATTAGGAGATTTAACTAAAGTTGTAAAAGGTTCTTATCAGTGCGCTGGTAATGAGTTATGGGTAAATGATGAGTTGGTCAAGTCTGTTCCTACGTTTACTATGTCGACAGTAATGGTTAAATGGTGTAAGCAGCGACTTGAAGAAAGCAAGTTTCCATATAGGACTGGTAAAAAACATATTGACCTACGTCCTGGTATGATGAATTTCTCTATTATAGGAAGAGGCTGTACAAAGAAGAAACGTCAGGAATATATTAAATATGATGAACGCACTAATGAAAGAGAAATCTTAGCAAGAGAATTTAATTCAGTATTTCATTCGTACTCTGCTCAAATTGCTGGAGAAACTGGCATCGACGTGTGTGAAGACGGAAGGGATAAAGGACAGGTGTACAAAC